CACGCCTGTACCAGCGCAAAGCATCCCCGCTCGGCATCATGACCGGCTTCGCTGACTACGGCATCGCCCGCATCAGCCGCCAAGACCCAGACGTCGCCGCCCTGCTCCAGCAATACAAGCGGCTCGCGACCGCCTGATGGCCGACTACACCGCCATTCGTGACGGCCTCGCCGCACAGCTCGAAACTGTGCCGACGTTCCTGACCGTGCACGCCACCGTGCCCAGCCGGATTGTTGCGCCGGCGGCTGTGGTCGTTCCTGGCCGGCCCGTCGCGACCTACCACGACAGCATGGCGGGCACCAGCGGCGGCTCGCTGACCGTGTTCTCCTTCGAGTTGGTCTGCGCAGTTCAGTCCATGACCGAGGCTTTCTCGCAGGCGACCCTCGACGACCTGATCAGCGGACCGAACAGCGTGCCAGCCGCAATCGAGGCCGACCCGACCCTCGGCGGCGCAGCCATCACCTGCCAGGTCACTCAAGCCGTCGACTATGGCGTGATAGCCTATGCGGACACCGAGTACATCGGAGCCCGTTTCCTACTGAATGCGTACGGCAGATGACCAGCTACACCGTCACTTCACACAAGCTCGTCGGCCATGAGCACGGCGACACCGTGACCGACGACGACCTCCAGGGCGCGAACGTGCCCGCATTGATCGCAGCAGGCCACCTGGCCGAAGCGAAACCGAAAAACAGCCGAAAGGCCAACCCAGAAAGTGAGGCCGACTGATGGCCGTTTTTCTTCAGAATGACGTTCAGGTGACCGTCAACTCGGTCGACCTGACCGACCACGTGGCGAGCATTACGTGGACCGAAACCGCTGACGAGCTCGAGACCACGGCGATGGGTGACAACAACCGCACCCGCATCGGTGGACTCAAGGACGGCAGCGTCTCGATCGAGTTCCACCAGGACTTCGGTGCGTCGTCGGTATACGCCACGCTCTACAGCCTGCTCGGCACCACGACCACCGTCGAGATGACCCCGACCAGCGGCGCACTCGCAGCGACGAACCCGAAGCACTCCGCCTCGGCCCTCGTCACCGAGCTGCCCATCATCGACGGCAGCGTGTCCGACCTGGCCACCGTCTCGGTGACCTGGCCGCTGTCCGGCGCAGTCACGGTGAGCACCGCTCCGTAACATGCTGGATCTCTCCATCTCAACTCGACTGGCCGATGAGACGGAGCCAGTCACAAGCAAACCCACGATGGGCACGCTGCTTCAGCTGGAGCGGTATTTCAACCTGCCGAGCGCCATCGAGGCGTTGCAGCAAACGAAAATCGAGCATGTGGCGTGGCTGGCGTGGGAATCACGCCGGCACGCCGGGCTCGTTGTGCCGACCTGGGAAAAGTTCCGAGACACGCTGGTGGACATCGAGTTCGACAGCGACAACGACACCCCTTTAGCCGAAGGGGAACCGCCTACGGCATAGCGTCGTTGGCACTCGCTACCGGGCAACCGATCAGCGAGCTTGAGAACGCTTCCCCGGCCGTCATTCGTGCGTTGCAGGCAATCCTGAAAGAGCGTCAGCAGGCGCAAGAGAAAGCAGCACGGAGGCGCTGACGATGGCACAACCCGCAGTCCGAGTCGAGGGCGGCAGGGAGCTGCGTCGCAAGTTCCGTGAAGTCGGCGACGACATGACCGACCTCAAAGACCTGCACAAAGAGCTCGCTGACGACGTCGCAGGCACGGCAAAGACGAAAACGCCGGTGCGTAGCGGCCGGCTGCGCAACTCGGTCCGAGGCAGCGGCACCAAAACCGCTGCTCGAGTTCGTGCAGGCAACAACCGAAAGAGCGGCCCGACCTCGGTGCCCTACGCCGGCCGTATCCACTTCGGCGACCCTGGCAGCCGCACTCGTGGCCGTATCAGGCCCCAGCCGTTCCTGTACGAAGCCCTCGACGATCGCCGCCAGCAGGTGGTCGACCGGTACAACGACCAGGTCCGGGCCATTATCCGGCGCACGTTCTAGGATCACGACATGGCAGCAGGTTCGAGCGTCATCAATGTTGCAATCCTTGGAGATGCATCGAAGTTCAAGCGTGCCGTTGGTGACGCTGGCGACAAGCTCGGCAAGTTCGGCAGCAAAGTCGGCACCGTGTCGGCGAATGTCGTCAAAGGCTTTGGTGTCATGGGCGCTGCGGCCGGCGGCCTGGCCGTCGTTGTCGGCAAACAGCTGTTCGACGTCGGCGAGGAACTGACCGCCCTCGACCAGAAGATCGGCACCGTATTCTCCGGCAGCTCGCTCGAAACTGTTACGGGCTGGGCTGACGAGGTCGCTGCCCGCATGGGCCTCACCTCGACCCAGGCGGCCGGGCTCGCTGCTAACGCCGGCGACCTGCTCAAGCCGATGGGGTTCACGGCCGACGAAGCCGCCAACATGTCGACCGAGATCATCGGCCTTGCCGGTGCGTTGTCGGAATGGTCCGGCGGGCAGCGTGGCGTCGAAGAAACGGCCGAGATTCTGTCAAAGGCGCTACTCGGCGAGCGTGACTCGCTCAAGTCGCTCGGCATCTCGATCAATCAGGCCGAGGTCGACCAGCGTGCCCTGACGATCGCACAGGAGCAAGGCCGTGACGCCATCACCGCTCAGGACAAAGCGCTGGCGACGCAGGCGCTGATCCTCGAGAAGTCAACCGATGCGCAGGAGGCCTACGCTGCCGGCGGCAACAAGCTCACCGCAGCACAAAACCGGCTGCGAGCAGCGTTCGGCGAGCTTCAGGAACGCCTTGCCCGCAAACTGCTGCCGCTGTTCGCCAAAGCCGCCGACATCGTCGTTGAGCTCATCGAAGTGTTCGACAAGGACGGGCTCGGCGGCGTCATCTCGAACGTGTCGCAACGCATCAAAGACGCGTGGCCGATGATCCGTATGCAGCTCGGCGTGTGGGCACGAGGGTTCGTGGACTGGATCAGGCAGGTCGGGCCGCCGTTCCTGGCCGCCCTCGGCAACTTGCTGCTCAGGTTCGGCAGCTGGTTCATCGACGACGCCCTTCCCGTCATCATCGACAAGCTCGGCGAATGGGCACAAGCGTTCATTGACTGGATCGGCCCGCTTATCCCGCCGTTCATCAACAAGCTCGGCGACCTCATCGCACGGTTCGCTGAATGGTTCATTGGTCCCGGCCTCGACATGATCGTGACGAAGCTCGGCGAATGGGCGCAGGCGTTCCTTGAGTGGGTCGGCCCGTTGATCCCGCCGCTGCTGCGCGAGCTCGGCAACCTCCTCGTGCGGATCGGCACCTGGATCACGATGGTCGGCCTGCCGCTGCTCGCTGGCAACATCGCAAGCTGGGGGCGTGCCCTCGTCGACTGGATCATCGACGTAGCGCCTGACGTCATCATCGCCCTCGGCGGCCTGCTGTGGAGCATGGCCTCGTACATCGGCCGAGCAGCCAAAAACCTGGGTGAGCAGCTGATCGACAAACTTGTAGAAGGCATCGAGGCAGCGCCCGGCAAAATCTTGAACGCTATTCGGTCGCTTTTGCCGAGCGGCGGCATCCTCGGCAGCATCGGCAACGCCCTTGTTCAAGGACTCGCAGCCGGCGGTCCGGTCGTCGGCAATACGCCCTACATCGTCGGCGAGGCCGGGCCTGAACTGTTCGTGCCGACCGGCTCGGGCACCATCATGAACAACAACCGCCTCGGCGGTATGGCTGGCGGCGGCGACATCAACGTCACTGTCAACATGCCAGCCGGCAGCAACGGCGACGATGTCGTGCGAGCCCTCCAGGACTACGTTCGCCGGCGTGGAGCGATCCCGGTCCCGGTCGGAACGGCCCGTTACTGATGGCACAGAACACGACGTGGGCCGTTAACGTCGGCAAGTACAGCGGCGCGTCGCTGTCGTTGACCGATCACGCCTCACGCACCCTCGGCCTCAGCATCGACCAGCAAGCCGACGCCGGCCAGCTCGGCACCGGCACAGCACGCGTCACGCTTGACAATTCCGACGGCGAGCTCACGCCCGGCGGCTCAGGCACCTACGCAAACGTCGACTGGCTCACCTCGGGCTTGTTCCTCGAGGCCACCGTCGACAGCGTCAGCGTGTCCGTGTTCCACGGCGTCATCACTGACTGTGCGATGACTGACGACGGCAACGGCAACAGCGCCGTCACCCTCACCGCCCTCGACGTGTTCCAGGTCGTCGGCCGGCAAGAAACACAGACGTTCTCGCTCGTCGGCACAAACACGGCATATCAGCTGTACCACATGACCAACCCAGGGTTCGGTCGCTGCCAAGTCCCGACTCTCGGCCTGTCAAGCATGCGCGCCTACTGGGAAGAGCTCAACGACACTGCTGCTGACGTGCCGCACGACCTGCCCTCGGCGACCTACAACCTCGGCGACGTCATCAACAACAGCGTCATGCCAAACGAACAAACCGTGGCATTACCGACCATTCTCGACGACGCCGGCACCTACTTCCCGAACGACGCCTGGATCGGCTTTACCGTCGACGGGCTGGCACGGGCCGGCGTGTACGCCACCGGCGACGTGTTCGTGTTCACCGAGAACGACCCGATGCCGACCGGGCAGCTGCCTTTCCGTTCGCTGGTGCGTGACTTTCACGTCGATCTCATCACGAACGCTGCGAACATCACAGCGCTCAACGGCGGCACCGTCCAAACGTACAGCGACACTGCGTCGCAGGAACGCTACGGAACCCGCAACCGCACCTACCAAACGTCGTCCGTTGACGACGCCCAGGCGCTCAGAACAGCGCAGCTGTGGGTCAACCGATACTCATACGACGAAACATTCGACATGACAGCCGCGGCGTTGCAGGTCAGCGACAGCATGGTGCAATCCCGCAACGGCGACGTCGCGAAGTGGCGTGCCCTGCTCGACGTCACCGTCGGCTGGTGGAACACCGCCAGCGTGACGTACACGCCGACCGGCGGCAGCTCCCGCACCGACGAGGTCGTCACCGTCGGCCGCATCATCGACGCCACACCTGCCGACACGACCGTCACGCTTCGGCTACGCCCGCAATCTGTGTACCTCGCCTTCATCCTTGATGACACGGAGCGCGGTGTGCTCGACACGAACAAACTAGGATGACACCGTGACCAGTCCCTTTCCCTTCGTTGCCGGCGCAACCCTGACCGCCGCACAGCTCAACGACCTGGGCGACCTTCAGACGTTCACGCCGACCTGGAACAACGTCACCCTCGGCGCATCAGGCACCGCCGTCGGCAAATACGCCCAAATTCAAAACCTCGTGTTCTACAAAGCATCGTTTGACCTCAACGGCACCGGCTCAATCACAGGCCAAATCAACCTCAGCCTGCCTGTCGGCACCGGCGACACGTCAACCACTTACCACGTCGCGTCGCAGGCATGGGTTCGACCAACAGGCGGCACCATCTATCACGGCATGTGCTACCAGTCGTCTTCGGCTCTGTTCCTGTACCACTACAACGTCATCGGGTCGACAAACAAGGCTTCCTCGATCAACGCCACGGGACCGGCAACGTGGGACGCTAACGGCACGGCACACATTTCGGGATGGTATCTGACAACATGATTGACTTGAGCTTGGGTCCGCTGGACCCAGAAGAACCAACCCACGCCTACTGGCTCGAAATGATGCGCGCCGAACGTGACCGGCTGCTCGCCGCTTCCGATTTTACGCAGGCCGCCGACGACCCGACCGGCAACCAGGCCGCCTGGGCGACCTACCGCCAACAGCTCCGAGACGCCCCAGCGAGCTGGACTCCCGGCCCGACCTGGACACCGCCCGAAACGCCATGAACCGCCTAAAGGCTTCGCCGCTGGTCTTCGGCCAGGGCACCCTCGCCTGCGCTACCGCCCATAACCTCGACAACCTCGGCCGCATCGTCGACCTTGACGTGCTCACCGAAGCCTCAAAAACAGGTTTGGTGGCCGCTGTGCTATTCATCGTCGCGATCGTCGGCGGCACCGTCGCAGGCGTGCTGGAATCATGAGCGCAGAGGCATACGTCGTGATCGGCACGCTTGGCGCTGCCGGCATCAGCGGCGTTGCCTCGATCCTTGTCGCCCTGTTGCGGACCCGTGGCGAGCTTCGAGCCGATCACGCCGACGTTAAACGCTCCCTTGACCGCATCGAGGACCGTATCGACGGGCATTTGGAATGGCACGCCGAGCACCCGCCGGAATAGCCGTGGTGCTGGTGCTGTTCGCCGGGATCGTCGTTTCGCTGGTGCTGCTGGCTGTCGTTGTGGCGGCTCAAGACACCGAGCAGGTCCCGTTGTCGTATCACACCGCCGGCGGCCCACCGAACACGCAGGTCATCGTCATCCAAGAACCCGCCGCCGCTGACGACGCCGCCCTCGACCTGACCTCGATCGTTGCTGCTGCGTCTGCTTTGGCGACTGGTGCCGGCGTCGTCGCTTCGAGGTTCAAGAAGGCCCGCACCGTCACCGAGTAGGATGCAAGCATGTTTGACCGCCGTTTCTTTATCGACCTCGTCGAGCGTGCCATCTCGGCCGCTGCTGCGACGTTCGCAAGCCTTGTCGGCTCTGACTCGCTCCAGCTGCTTGAGCTGCCGCTCGCTGACGCTGTCAAAGCATCTGCCGGCGCTGCGCTGCTCGTAATCGTCAAAGGTCTCGCTGCCCGTCGCATCCCGGTCGGTGACGCTTCACCTTCGGCCGTGAATCTTGACGAGGTCGGGCCGTGAGCCTGCCGACGACGTCGTCGAGGGTACGCATTGCCGAACTGCACCCTCGTTTCCGGGCACGCCTCGAAGCGTTCTTTGCGCATCCCGAGATCGCCGGCAAAGTGAAAATCGTGTCAGGCGTGCGCACCATCGCCGACCAACGACGCCTGTATGACCTGTACAAGCGAGGCCGAGGGAACCTAGCAGCCAACCCTGACCGTCAGCTCGCCTCGGGATTCCGTGGCTCATACCACATGCAGCAGAACGCACCCGGCTGCGACGGCTACGGCATGGCCGTCGACCTTCGCATCACCGGCCGAGGCCTGAGCTGGGCACGCCTGCACCAGATCATCGACACGTTCGGCATGAAACCCACCGTCCGGTCAGAAAATTGGCACATGCAGCCCGGCCGTGTGCGCAACGGCCGTTTCGAGTGGTTCCGCTACACCGCCGGCAAAGAAAAACCGTTCAAGGCCGACACCCGCAACGAGCTCGAGCAGATCGCTGCGTACATTGCCGAGCTTCGCCAGTCTGTGCTGCGCCGCCGTGACCGAGGGATCTACGTCAAGAGCTTGCAACAGTTCCTGGTCGACAAGTCCTACCCGGCCGGCCGTGCCGACGGCATCTTTGGCCGCAAAACCGACCGAGCTGTGCGCATGTTCCAGACCGACGCCGACCTGGTCGTCGACGGCATCGTCGGCCCCAAAACCTGGAACGCTTTGCTCGGTTAGCGTCAAATCAACATCAGGAGAACAGCGTGTCGAAGGCAGACCAGTTTCGCGAAACGATGGTGCCGAGCCGGCGGCCCAACTTCCACGCTGTCGCACGCGAGCTCGAAGCCAACGACCCGGAGCTGCTCGCCGCCATCGTTGAAGCGCTCGACGACGACCACCCCAACATCGCAATGATTCAGCGCAGCCTCGAAGCCGTCGGCATCGACATGGGCTACTCGTCGGTCGTCAGGTGGCGTGAACATGTCCGCCGCTGAAAAGTTCACCCGGCTCACGGCGCACCGTAACGGCCCGGACCGGCCGCCGCCCGGCTGGGAACCTGGGCACATAGTCGATCATCAAAGTGGCGAGGCGACGTTCACCGGCCTTGCCACGACCGAAGCGATCGACCCTGACGAAGCTGGCATCCTCGCCGAGATGCGGCTCGACGCTGCCGAATGGGCGATCAAGCCCGGCAGTCTCCAGGTGCGCAAGTGGCAGCAGAAAGCCGGCAGCGGTGAATGGTGCTGGTATTACCGCATCACCGCTGTGCGCCGTTCTACAGCGTTCGGCGATCTCGACGAGCTGATTGCTGCGCTGCGACGCCGCAAACGCTCACAGAGGCTGTCAGCGGCCCCTGGCGGGCAGGTGTGGGCCACGTCTGACTGGCAGGTCGGCAAAGCTGGCACGATCGAGCACGTTTTGGACAGCCTCGGCCAACTGCCGGCACGCTTCGAGCAGTCGTGGCGGCACGCCGGCAAGCCTGGCGAGATCCTGATCGCGTTCGGCGGCGACCTGGTCGAGTCATGCAGCCCGAATCATTACGGGGCGCAGCAGCTCTACAGCGTCGAGATGACCGACCGAGAACAACGAGCCGTAGTGCGAGAGGCTGCTATGGCGATCATCGACAAAGCCAGCACCCTCGTCGAAACAGTGACCGTCGCTGCTGTGCCTGGCAATCATGGCGAGAACCGGCACGGCAAACGTGACTCGATCGTCGGTGACAACGTGGACGTCGCTGCGATCGACGACTGCCGCTGGGCCTGCATGGACCTTGAGCAGTACGCCGGCGTGTCGTGGGCCGTGCCCGGCGATGACCTGACAGTGTGCGTCGAGGTCGACGGGCTGCGTGTCGGACTGTTCCACGGCCACCAGGTCGGCGGGCAGGGTAGAGCTCAGGCATGGCATGACAAGCAGGCAGGCAATCACCGGCCGATCGGTGCCGCTGACCTGCTCATCTCGGGCCACTTTCACTCGTTCCGGTGCGAATGGCTCGGGCCTCGCACCTGGATTCAATGCCCGTCGGAGGATGCGGGCAGCCCGCAGTACGCCGAGACAGCCGGCCCTGGTGCACGCCGGGCAGGTTCCGTCACTGTCGACGTCGTCGAGGGCACCGTTGGTGACGTGCGCATCGTCTAATCCTTGACGAGTTCTCCACAGTCTGATTGGATAACAGTCGCCCAACCGGGCACAGACTGGAGAAACATGCCAACCCGCATTGCTGACGCTATTACCGTCGCCGTGTTCATTCTGGCCGGCGTTCTGGCAGCACTCATGCTCGTCGACGTCGCCCTCGACCCGGCAGCCTGCTTCGGGAGCTGCTCATGACCGACCAGCTCGCACAGCTCGCCAAACCCTTTCCGCAGTCCCTGATCCAAAAGAACCCGACCGGCTTCGGCTCATACGTCAAACACTCGGTAGTCGTCGAAAAGCTGCTGGCCGTGGTCGGCCCGTTCGACTTCCGCATCGTGCGCGAGATCCGTGACGCCGACACCGGCCACATTTGCGGCGTCATCGGCGAGCTCACCGTCGAGATCGACGGCCGCCTGACGACGGTGCAAGACGCCGGCGACTGTGAACGGCCCGAGAACTGGCCGCACGACGGCGCACGCATGAAAGACGCAGTCAGCGACTCGCTAAAGCGTTGCGCCGCCCGCATCGGCGTCGGCACCCATCTCTGGTCGGCTGACCAATTCCGGCTGGACCGTGCCCTTGACCGGCAGGCAGGTGCCGCATGATTTGCCACACTTGCGGCGGCGAAAACCGTCACCTGACCTGGTGCGACGAATACCACCCAAAAGTCGTGTATCTGCACACAGCACCAAAAGCACGAAACACCGACCCGACAACATCGCACCAAGCCGCCGCCAGCGTCACCGTCGACACCGTCACCAGCACACAAGCACGCATCCTCGACGCGCTCCAGGCCAACGGCCCGATGACCGACGAAGAACTGTGCCAAGACATCGCAGCAACAACCGCTTCACCCGTGTCCGTATCAGGTATCCGCACCCGCCGCAGCGAGCTCGTCACCGCTGGCCGAATCATCGACACCGGCCGCCGGCAACCGACCCGCACCGGCCGCAAAGCGATCGTATGGGGGCTGAAATGAAAAAAACGCTCGGCATCAACGTATGGCCGGCACGCGACTTCGACGCCGAGTTCATGGTGTACGAACTCGAAGTCGAGACCCCGTGGTGGCAGCTGACGCAGCGCGTGCACTTCCACGACCTGCCGGCAGCGATCAAAGAGGCTGTCGACGCTGTCGTGGCGAACGAGGCACCGAAGCCGTGAGCTGGTGGACTATTTGGGGAATCATGGCCGCTGCCCTCGTGGTGCAAGCTGTCGGCCTGCTGTGGCTGCTCGTGTCCGAACGTCGTGACCGAGGCTGAACTTCAGCAGCTGCTGACCGACGCCGCCGAGCTCAACGGCTGGCTCGTGTTTCACGACAACGACAGCCGCCGCAACGTCGCCGGCTTCCCCGACCTGGTCCTCGTCAAACCGCCCAGGGTGCTGTTCCTCGAACTCAAGTCCGACATCGGACGTGTCCGACCCGAGCAGCATGTTTGGATGGACGCCCTGATGCGTTCCGACACGATCGGCTCGGCGATTGTTCGGCCCGAACACGCCGACCAAATCATCAAGTACCTACAAGACCCAGAAAGACACAAGAAATGACCGAATGGAAGCCCGCATGGGAAGCAACGTGGGAAGGATTCGCCGAGGTGCTCGCCGCTGATCGCGAGGCCCGGCTGCGCAAAGAACGCACCGACCGAGCAAAAACCGAACTGACCGACCCGCCGAAAGCCCGCAGCCACGCCGAACGCATGCAAGCCGCCCGAGGCGTGCACGTTCACGGCGACGATATGCGCACCGCCAGCAGCGATCGCCGGCGCATCGTGAAGCATCGAGACGGCGATGAGTAGCGGCGGAGTGTTCTTTGTCGTCCTGGCCGGCCTTGTCGTGCTGACGTTGTTCTGGGGCTGGCTGTATGTCAAATACCAGGTCGAGCACGGCGAACCGTGGCGAGAACGCCAGGCCGTCGAGGAGTTCGGCCCGCTGTTCGACCTCGAACCGAGCAAAGACCACGTCACCCTCGACCGGTCAGCGCAGCGCTTCCGGTATGTCACGAACTGGGACGAAGTCCGAAAGAAGGCAGGCCGATGACACTCGAATGGTGCACAAAGTGCGGCCACTACATCAGCGAACCGGTGTACGACGACCCGGTGCCGCATGTTGTCAAAGCAGCCGCCGAGCTGTGGAACGTGCCCGTGTCGCAGCTGCTGTCACCGTCACGCAAAGCCGCCGTGGTCGCTGCCCGCCACCCGATCATGGCCGTGCTTTATCACCAATACGACCTGACCCTGGCTGATATCGGTGCCGAACTCGACCGTGACCACACAACGATTCTGCACGGCATCCGCCGGGCTGATCCTGACCGTGTCGCACAGCTGCTGGAAGCTATCGAGAGTGATTGACGACCAGGCCGCCGACGGAAGGAGTCAGACGCCGGCGGCCCGATCGTTGACACGCTGGTGATCGTGCGGTTAGCGTGCCGGTCGCTTCAACAACCGAGAGCATGGTACTACATGCACGGCGACAGTCAGCCGATCGAATGACTGCGACTCAGCGACGTGACAGGCTGGTCAGCCCATCGAGGCCGATGCCCGCAACGGGGCGAACACGTGAATACGTTGCAAACCGAGCTCGTCGGCCGCAGGTGTCACCGTGTCCCCGCACCTGCCGAAGCGACATGGATCGACG